GGACGATGCGACACTCATCTAGTGTCGCAAACCAAGTAAACTCACATGCTTTAATTGATCAGAAGTTTGGTTCCACTTCTCAATCAACGAGTCATATGTTGGCAAAGTGGATTCCTTCATGTATAGAGTCAAATCGAGGTCATGGAGCATCTGTTGAAACAAATTTCTCTTTTCCTCAAACTTTTCCCTTCCATAAAAGAAATATTCGCGAAGAGCAGACGAGACAATGTCTACAGCCTGCTCCTGCGGAAGAACGTTCTTAGAACGAACCCACACAGTCAACGACTTTTCAATAGATTCTTCATCCAGGGGGGCATCAAAAGCACAGGTGGTAGTATTGAAGCGCCACTTCCTTTTCAGGAAAGAGCAGTCTTCCATCGAAATGAAAGGCACACTCTGCGCTTCTTTATCAGCCATTGTGTAAGTAATGCCAAATTTGGCGAATTCACTTTGAATAGCAGTATGAGTATAAAAATCGATTCTGGGGGACACATTCATAGCATTGTCATCACCATAAGTCATAAGAGCAACATTCTTGCGGAAAGATTCCACCTCCTTTTGGGGATTGAGGAGATAGTAACAATATCGCATATAGAGTGAATTGCACAGACCATTGATAATGACAGTGAGAGGATGGCCAGATGGATTAGATCCATAAAATCTGACTAAGTCTCCATTGAAATCAACCAACGGAAAACTAGTATCCCAAGATATCCCCTGCAAAACTCTGAGATCATCATCATCAAAGTTTCCAGAGGCCTTACTTATCTCCATGATAACTCGAAAAGCTTCTTGCATAAGAGCACAACTCATCTTTTTGTCAAACGCTTTAAAATCGCCAGCAATTAGGCGATCGGAACCAAACTGTGTCAAATATTCGTGGATATGAGTCCATTCAATTGATTGACAGATAGTTCCTGGCGCTGATTCAAAAACGAATTTATGCTCTTGCAACAACTTAACAAAGGTCATTGTGTACTTGCGCACAACAACAGACCAGTCTACAGGAGAACCAGTAAAGATTCGGGTTTTGCCTCTCTTAGCTTTCGCAAAAGAGACAGCTTCATCTTTGAGATGAGCCTTAAAAACAGGGTTGACAGTGTCGCCTTGAATATAG